ACGACTGGTGCTGGCTCATGGCACATACCCCAGCGGATACGGGTATGACGCCTGAACGGCGGGCGACGCCACCCTGCGGCCGACAAGGATCGGCGCCGGCACGTCGCGGCCGGCTATCGAGTTAAGCGCGTCGCCGTAGGTGGAAAGATCCTCCGCATAGGCCCCGCCTTTGTTGGCCTTCCACTGCCATATCATCCCAAGCTTCAACAACCGCTCATCGAGCGCAAAGCTGTCGCCATCGGCGTTAAAGCTGTCACCGACGCCACCAGAGGCCTGGTTAACGCAATTGCCGTGCAGGTAAGCAAAATAAGCGGTGGTGTCGGAGCCCATGACCGGCGAGATCAGTATCTCGCCGCCCATCATGGTCCACTCGCCCCAAGGCGAGTACCAGCCATATTGCCGCCGGTTCAACCACTCGTCGGTGTCGGGCACGAACATCATCGGCTGCATTGACGATGTTGAGCGCCAGACGTTCGCCGTTAGCAGCATTCGCTTGTAGTCACCCGGCAGAGTAAAACCCGCTGTGGTGCCGTCACCGGTCAAGGTTGCGGTTTTCTTGAACTTGCTCCAGTCACGAAAATCGTAGGCGATGCGCTGCGCCATCTCGTTGGCGAGCGACAACATCTCCTGCATGGTGCGGTTGGCGGTGATGCCAGAAAATACGCTCTGCGGGGCCGACACGCCGGTCGTCGCACAAACGTCGCGCACCACGCTAAGTAATGTCATGCCGCGCTAGCTTTCTCCGGAGCACAGTCACGCGCCATCCGCCGCAACGTCTTGGTGTTGAGCGCGCCGAGCGGTGCCTGTCCGGTCTGAGTGGTGATGTAGTTGCGCAGCTGCACCAGATCCATGCCGTCGAATTCGTCGGTCGGTATGGCGCCAGCGGCCTTGTTCTTTAGCGCCGCCAGATCTTCCTGCATGAGCTGGTTCTGCGACCGCAGGGCCTCGAGCTCGGCCTGCACCTGCAGCGGCACGGCGCCGCGCTGCGAAGTTTCGATGTACTCCATGGCGGCATTCTTCATCTCGCGGCCGCCCTGGCCGAGGTTCTTGAGCTCCTGGCCGTCGATGTGCGCCAGCGCCTCGACTGTGTAAATGTTCTGCGCGCGCAACTCGGCGCGGCGAGCCTCACTGAGGAACGGCGCACTGGCCAGCGGCGTGCCTGATTTGGTCTGTGTGGTGTGCGCTTTGAACTGTTGATACTGCCGCGAGAACCGCTCGGCGTAGGTCATCTTCACCTGCTCGCCGGTCAAGGGATCGGTGGCCCAGTTCGAGAACGAAGTCGCGGGGTGCGCGCTCCAATTCTTTGATCCGGGATAGTGCAGCTCGACCTGCTCCTCGTCATTGTAGATCGGACGACCGGCCTTGAGGGTCGCAGCCTGGTCCAGCACGGCGGCGTTTTTGAAAATGGCGACGATGTTGTCGTCGGGATCTTTAGCAGGCATCGATTGTTTCCTCTGGGAGATAATGGACTGAGGCCGCCGCCGCTCCCACAACAGCGGCCTCAGTTTTTCGACAGGTCGGGTATCTAATCCACCCGCCGAAATCGCATTACGTCGCTGGCGTCGGGTCGCGCATACGCCAGTTGAACAGTGGATTTGTCATCGTGAGCTCGCCCATCCACCCGATGAATTGCGCAATCGCATCTTTATCGATCGGCATCTGGCCGTCGCCTTCGAACAACTTGTCAAAGTTTCTGGAGGGGTTGTAACGAATGCGGAAGCTGTCGGTGTTGAGACCAAACGTCGTATCGGACGGCATGTTGCTGCCGATGCCGCCGTCGAGCACGATCTCGGCCCGCTTGCCGCCACCGATATATTCGAGCGCCGAGAAGCCAAGTTTTCCGAGCGAGGTTTCGTTAGTCTGATGTTGGATCGCGACCGTGGCCGCATCGTAGGCCGCATAGTGCTCAGGGCTCATGACCAGAAGGTCAGCGTAATCCTTGCCGCGGCTGGATTTAGTCATGACGTAGTTGAGCATCGGCCGCGCTGTCGTGGCATCAAACTGCGTTTTTGCGGGAACGATGCCGCCACCGAGACTGGTGTGGATGTCGTAGTATTTGGTCTGCCATATCGTGTTGGAACGATCGATGCCGCCATACACGCCGTTGTTGACCGTGATCGGCACCGCCGTGGCGAGACCTGTTAGTGCCTTGCCGCCGTTGCCGGAGCCGTCGCCGTAGAGTGCGAGGTCCATGGCGTCTTCCAAAGCTCGCTCAGCCGCCTCCAAATAAGCGTCGAACACATCCATAAGTTGAGCGTCGCCCTGGTTGTTCAGTATCTCTTGCATAGAAAGTACAACAGGAACAACGACTTGCTTAGGATCGTAGAAGGCATCGTTAAATAAATCGATCGCTGGGTTCAGAAGCTGATCGTAGCCATTATACCACTGTGCTACATTTTTTGAAACCTGTAGTGTTTGTCTAATCCTAGGACCACTATAGGTTTGCCAGAGGCCTTTGCGCTTCAGCACCGCCAACAGCGCGTTGTTGTTAGAGACAAGATCCTGGTAGGACTACGATCGGTCTTCGAGCGCCATCGAAAGCATCTGCTGATATGCAGAGTTAGTCGTCACATTGGGCATCGGCCCGGCTCCATCAAAAGGGGTTCAGAGGTTAGGCGGCACCGCGAACGCGCTTGATTGCGTTCTCGATGGCGTCGCGTCTGCCAACTGGTTTTTCTGAACGCCGAGAAGCTGCGGATGCAGCGCCACCGGGGGAGCCGGAGATAGACCTGTCAGCGGGTCGGGTCTGAGCCGATGGGGTCGCCTCGCGGGTCTGAGCCGCATGGGTGGCCGGCTGGAGCAGCTCGGCCCTTCGGTACGCGGTCTCAAGATCAAAACCGAGATCGAGCTCGTTCTTGATCAGGGTGCCGATCTCGTCAAAGCGCGGGTGACTGGCCGCGAATTGATCGACTTGGGCACGCGTGTAACTGAATTGCTGCGCAGTATGCATCTGGTGCAGCTGGCTTTTCAAGCCCTGGATTTCCTGGTGCAGGGCGCCGATCTGCTGACTGGCCGCGGTCTGGGTGTTACCCATTTGCACCTGACGTAACTGTTCAGGTGACTGGCTCAGCACGTGGTAGGCGATATCACGCAGGCCGATCGGCTGACCGTCAGGGGATTTCATGCCTAGATTTTGGATGATGACGTCGAGGCCGCCGATCACATCTGACCGCAGTTTCTGCTCCATGTTGGTATAATTGGTCAGCGCACGCTCTAGCGTGGTGCCGTGCTGCTGCGCCATCTGGTGGAAGCGGGCGATCGGCTGGAATGCGTCTGCGACCGGCTTGAGCTGGTTGTAAGCATCAGAGAATTCCTTGTGCATGCGGTGGATCTCACCGCGCACCGGCTCCGGCGTCCTGGACCACTCCGCCTTGGCGTGATCGGCCATACGCTGCGGCGGCTCCCGGAACGGGGTGTTCTCAGGCAATTGCGCAGTTTGCGCGCCGTTTTGCGCAGTTTGCGCGTTATTCTGCGTACGTTTTTCGTCCGACGAATTTAAATCTGTAGCCTGCCGCGGCGCGAACTGGCCGCGCTCGCCGCGGGGTTGCTCGTCGGGCCGCTTCTTGAGGTTTATGCCTTCCTTTTCAGTGGGTTCCGGAGGTTTGTTATGACCGGCCTTGGCCTCGGCGGCCTTGGGCACGACTTTGGGTGTGTCGCGGTCTGTCGCGACTTGTCGAGACTTGTCGTCTCGCGGCTTGTTGGCGCGATCGAAGGCGGCCTGGATCGCCTCGCGTCGGGTCGGCGGCGGCTTGTCGGGGGCTTGGTTGCTGACCGGATTGGGGAGGGACGTCTGATCGGTATTAATCGGAACTTCGTTATTCGAGGTTGGTGGATTAATCGGCGCAGACGGCGGCGCTACTGGAGCGGAAGTATCGGTCATAACGGTCTCCGTGGCCGGGTTTAACCGGCGTGCTACCGGTCTGCCGGACCGGCTGCGGAGATACCCATTACGGACCAATGGCCCGGTAACTTAAATGCTTTATGTTACCGCTGCCCCGGCCGGTGGCCGGCGGCGTATTTCTCCATCGCGATCTTGATCGACTGTTTCCGACGGATTTTAGTTTCCTTTAATTCCGTCGCTCGCGGTTTAGGTTTCGGTTTTTCAGTTCCGACTTCGGTCAGACCGAGGGAGCGGCCGACTGCCCGAAATTGACGTTTAGATGTGTAGAATTTGCCGTCAACCTGTTCTGTCGGCTCCATATTATCCGAAATCACGTAAGGCAGCGGCAAGTCGCCGCGCTTCGGCGGTTCGGCCTGGGTGACGAAGGCCCAGCTGGTGGGGCCGGTCTGCATGTAGACCCGCACGGAGCTACCGCTTGGTCTTCTTGACCGCAACCGTCTTGGAGGCGTGAACCGCTTTGAATTCGCCCTCCTCCTCGGCCTGCTCGATCTCGTCCTCGAGTTCATCAGGATCTGCCGCCTCGGACCCCCAATCGGCGCCGCTGGCGCGGGCCGCGCCCTCCGTGAAGGTGAAGCCTGCCGACGTACTCTGCCCGAACGCATTGACGACCGTCACCGGATAGGTGCCGGGCAGTGTGGCCGTGCTCGGCTTGACGATCGTCGTCAGCGTGTTGTTATCGACAACAACCGTGCTCTCCTGGCCGCCGTTGAAGGTCAGGTAACTGTCGGGTCCGAAGCCGGATCCGGTCGCGGTCAGGGTGAGATCCGGCCCGCCAATCTCGGCGGTAGTGGGGTCGATCGAGGTAAGCTTAGGCGCCCCCACGGGCGGCGGTGGTGTGGTGTCGTCGTAGCGCGCGTCCTCCATGCGCTTGATCTGCGTCAGGTTGTAGCCGTGGTAGTTTGGCTTGAATTCATCCACCGGCGGCGGCGGGGCTTCTTCGGTTCTTTCGGCGCGTTCTTTGTTCATGTGAATGTCCACGTGGCTGGAGTGCTCATGATGCCGCCGGTGCCGTTGAGAACGGAAACCGTATAGGTGCCGGCGGTGGATCGCTTTGGTGCATTGGCCACCGTGACCGACGTGGCTGAAACGAGGTTAGTTATCTGCGCAACACCGTTGACGTAGACGACACTGCTGCGATTGAAGTTAGTGCCAGTCACGGTCAGCAGGGTTC